AAAAAGGAGGTCTCGCAGATGAAAGTAGGATTTAATTGCAGTAGTTTCGATCTGCTACATGCAGGTCATGTAACTATGTTAAAGATGGAGAAGGAATTGTGCGACTATCTTGTAGTTGCACTACAGATTGACCCGACCGTCGATCGTCCTGGAATTAAAAATAAACCAGTACAAAGTGCATACGAACGATATGTACAGCTACAGGCTTGCAAGTATGTTGATGAAATCTTAATCTACGAAACAGAGTTTGATTTATTACAGTTATTGCAAACACAGACAATCCATATTAGATTTTTAAGTGAAGAATATTTAAATAGAGATTTTACAGGTAAACAGTATTGCATGGACGTGGGAATCGAATTGCACTACCATAAACGTGGTCACAAGTATTCTTCCAGCGAGTTACGTGCTAGAACAGCAAAGTTAGAAAATGCCAAGGATGCCGATAATACCCAAGCATTACCACAATACTCACCTGAATTAATAAAACCAAGAGACGCACAATGATTACATTGATTGGCCACGGGTATGTTGGCAACCAGATTAAAAAAGAATTAGAACATCAAAATATTCATCACGAATGGATCACTCATGCGCAGTCAGTGCCGGTCGGTACCACAGCAATCATCAATGCTGCTGGATATACAGGATCACCAAATGTCGATGCTTGTGAACACCATAAACAAGAAACCATCAACGGCAATGTAGTATTTCCATTGCAATTAGAAGCAGCAAATCCTTTCATACCTGTTGTACACATTACCAGCGGGTGTGTGTACACTGGTTATAAAGATGGTGGCTGGACTGAGGAAGATGCTCCCAATTTTGATTTCAACAATGGATCTTTTTACAGTGGGTCGAAAGCATTGTTCCAAACTTTAATGACTCCGTACCTTACCAAATCATATCTGCTAAGAATCCGCATGCCATTTGGCGACACACATGAACCCAAGAATATTTTTACAAAACTATCAAACTATCAAAAACTAATTGACTACGAAAACTCGTTTAGTTACATAGTTGATGTGGCCAAGGTAGCTGTGTACTTTGCAGTGAATAAACCGGCCAGTGGAATTTATAATGTTTGTAATCCAGGATCTGCTACTACTAAACAGGTTGCTGATAAACTTGAATTAGATAAAGAATGGTTTACACGAGAAGAATTTAAAGCAGCCACAGTTGCTCCAAGATCTAATTGTGTTATGAATGTTGATAAATTATTTTCAGTATTTCCAATTCAGCACATTAGTGATGCGCTAGATACTGCTATTGGTAAACTACGTTAAGGTTATAATTTTAATTCTTCGGTCACCCAGTTTGAAATCCACTGTGCTCCATCAGTCCCGAAATGAAATCCTTTGTCTATGACTAGATCTAAAAATTTTTCAGTACCTAATAGTTTCTCCACACACGGTATATTTTCTAATCCCGGTACTTCTCTATAAAGTTTTCTGTGAAAGAATACTAGATCGGATAAAGATTTTGCTCTGTGAGAAAATGCTCTATACTCGGGATCAAAATGATTTTGATCTTCATGCATAACCATAAGATTTTTTAGTAACTGATATTTTTCTGCCGTGAAAGGATTAGAGAAGTTTTCTCTGGTTTGTCTTTTTCCGCTGACACCATTAAAGGGCCAAATGCCTTTGATGCTCATCGGTAATACCCAATAATTATCTGAAATTTGTAATAAGTCTTGTTTAAGATTTAATTTAAATCCCTGATCATAGAATGTCATTCTTGTTGGTTCGGTGAGTTGTGTTATGACTACATCTGATTTTAATTGTTCAGACATTTGATCAATCATGTTTAACGAAAATAATACGCTAGTAGCTTGCCTTCCAAAATTATAGACCTTTAAATCTGGCCTAGACAATGATAGTTGGTAAGGCCACGATTCTCTAGGTTCGGCGTCCGCTAGAACACCGCCTGTAAAACTACAACCGAAACACGATATAACTTTTGACATTATTTGATATAAGGCAAGAACTGTTTGTAAATAAGACCTTGTCGACTTTCTTGATCAGTCCAATGACACGCAGCAAGATCATTAATCCACTGGCTTCTATCGGGTTGTTTTGAATGATCAATATCTCCGATGTTATAATTGGCAACATCCCAACACACACTACTGCTGTCATCAACCCATAACGGAACACCTTCTAAGATTGATGCAACTCCGCTACTGCTGTTAAACACAAATGCTGCCTTGGCACGTCTTAGATCGTGTTCTATCGGAATCTTGGTGCTGTCGCTGATTGTCACTCCGGGCCGTAACAGTGGTGTTAGATCTGCTATTTTTCCTGGATGCGGTCTAAGCACAATTGGAAGATTAGATACTTTTCTTACTGCTTCTATTTTTTGTCTTGTCCATTCTACAGGACTTTGACCTTTCATACTCCACCCGCCGTCACGTTGCACTAAGAATAAAATATATTCTCCGTGTCGTTTCCAGTCTTTCATTTCTAGTCCAATATCACTGGATAAAATATCCCAACGAGAAGAGTCAGAGTTTTTATTAGCGTATTCGCTTGAGTCGTAATCAACACCGTTAATACTGTATCTTAGATATTTGCTGTCAAGGTCTTTGAATTTAAAGCAATTGGCGTCTATGGCCATAATGTGATTATTTTGTTGCCGCTGATGTTCAACTATCTTGGCACGTAATTTAATATTTTCTGTCGTTTGGATCGGACTCGGCCAACCAAGAATTACTGCTAGTTTTGCACGTTGTATCACGTATTGAGTTTCGATATGTACCCGAGCTCCGTGCGATTTTGCACCATCGGCAAATGCTGTGAGGGTATCTACCTTTCTACCAGGCGTTTGTTTATGTAAGGAACTTAGGTAAACAACAACATCAAACATTATTATCCTTGATTAGGTTGCCAGAGAGTTATATCATTATCATTCAAGATACGCCATGCAGTTCCGTCTCTCATTTCTGCTTCAGAGAATTGACAGTATGATAAGTGTGCAGCCCATGCTTCGACTTCCTCAGCCTCTGGAAATTTCGGAGTTTCGATTAATGAAAGATCTGATAAACTCACTGCATGTGCAGCATTTGGCCCAAGGGTAAATGCTGGTTTACCTAATAATATTGCTTCGGTTGCCGCAATACTATTGAAAGTTACAAGACAATGTACGTCGTTTGCAAGAGCCATTTCCATGGTATCTGTTGCAGTTCGCTCACGGCGACTGACTTTATTTCGAACAACAATTGGACGATCAGTATATGTTTTAATTGTCGCAATAGTTTCTTGCATCCATATGTCTAGATCGAGACCAAATGCACTCATCGCCTTGGCACTTGGAGGACATAATAAAATGTTACGTCCTTTTCTAAATTTACTACGGTGCCAACCCGTTGCTTCTAAACGATCAAACGGTCTTTCAATAACAGGACCAATGTTTTGCATGGCGTTTTTAGTGATGCGATGAAAGAACTTTTTACGAACATTACCAAAATATCCAGTATCAATATAGTAATAATCTCTGCCTTTTTCTGCACAGGCCCGCATATGTTTAGCCTTAGTGATGCCTCTAAAGACAACCGGAACCATTGACTCTGATATTTTATCATAGTTAGTGATTGTGCCACCGCACCCAAGAATAAAAGATTCCATGTATGGATCCCAACCCACACCCTTGCCGTCGTTGGGATCTCTACCGCCGTCAACGGCTACTGCTGCATTATTGTCTAACATTTTAATATCCTCAATTACATTGTCAACGGTGGTATTATAAATTTCTCCGGAAGGATCAACTCTATACTTTAATATTTTTTTAAAAACAGTTTCAATCTCTTTAGGTATGTGAGTAAACAAACTAGGTTGAAACACTGGTTTTAACGATTCGACCATGGCGGCATGCTCAACAGCCCATTGATAACCATACTCGCAGTGTTTGTAATTATCAAACCACGGACCGCCCTCTGTGTAATGAATAGCCTTGGCACGGCCATCTTGAGGCTCATGATACCAGTTTACTAACCAATTATATTCATGAGATATTTCTCCGATTAAATCATCAGCTAGCCATCGGAATCTATGAAAAAATTGACCTGAGTTATGTTCATTATTGACTACCTCGGGTGTAAGAGTAGTGTTAGCTGGGTGCCCGCAATTCCATAGAATCATAGAACTCCAGTTTTTTCTTGGGTACGGCATCTGTTTGCACCCATCCATTTTATCGCCTTCTTGCGGAGTGTAATCGTGTTTTACACACATGACAGCATACCGATCGTCGGCCTGATTAAATATTTCTGTAACATCACATTGGAATAGAAAGTCGCAGTCAACAAAAATTGCCCATCCGCTGTAGTCTGTTAGATGAGGAACAAGAAATCGAGTAAATGTAAATTCTGTGGAACTTAATGTATCTGGTACTCTGGTATAAATTCCAGCTTCTCTTAATTCGGATTGCTTAAGGGGAATAACTTCAACGCCAACACTTCTAGCCTTGATACTGTATTCACACACTCGATAAGCAATATCTTCGCGCGGATCATACCCAACAAAAACTTTCATAAATTTCCTTGTATCATGTTTAATGCAGCGCCAGTCCGTAATTCAATATTATGGAATTGGCCGTATGCCAAGTGGCAGGCCCAGCTATGTAATTTATCTTGATCTGGATAGTAGGGTTTTTCGATTTGACTTAAATCGGTAGATGCTACCGGTTTGGCAGCGTTACAAGGTGCTAGTACAAATACAGGATAGCCATACATGACAGCCTCGGTAGCAGCATTGGAGTTGAAAGTTACTAACGCAAATACATCATCATCAAGGGCTTGCTTTAGTGTATTACCAACTGTGCGATCGATACGTTTAGGAGCACGTTCGCGTATTTCTATAGGTCTATCTGTGTATTTTTTAATTGTTTCGATGGTATCGTTAGTCCATTGTTCTAAATCAATTCCGTAAAACTTGCAGGGTTTTTCATCAGGTTTTGCTATTAAAATCTTTCTTCCTGATTTTTTCCAGGGTTCGATAGTTTTGTTAAATTGTTTCCATCGATCGTCTGGTCTAGACACAATTTCATCGTGTTGAAGATTATTTTTTACAATGCGATGCCAATATTTCCATCCGTTGGGATTCAGTGAATTAACTTCATTGCCAAAATATCCAGTGTCCATATAATAGAAATCTCGGCCTTCCTTCCAACAGCGTTTCATTATTTTATGTTTTAATATTCCGCGCAATATAATAGGCTGGTTTGAATCTTCATAAACAAAATCGTCCGTAGATGTTATTTTTCCTCCGCAGGATCTTGCTAATTTTTCTATATAATCGTCTTCACCATCTTTGCTTAAGAAAATCCAATCTTTCATTTTCTTTCAATATCCTCTTCTGTGCATTGTTCACCGAATTGAATTTCAATAACTTTCAACGGTGTTTCGCTTTTGTTAATCAACTGATGCCATTCCTCTCTACCGATATATGTCTGCATGTTTTTCATCACAAAGTTTTTCATCACTGTATTGTTATCTGTATCTAGGGTATTAATTGTTGCAGTGCCTTCAGTTACAAACCAATGCTCATAACGATGTTGATGGCGTTGCATTGATAAACTACATCCAGGATTAACTGTAAGTTCTTTTACTTTTACGCCTGGACCGTCTTGATGTAGTACACGATAATATCCCCAAGGCCGTTCTGTCTTAGGTGCTTTCCATTCTTGGAGTATCCAACTACTTGAATTCTTTTTATCATCGCCGCCAACGCCAAACACAAACTCAACATTGTCTATGCCACTGTTCATTTCTGGAATGTTTGTCTGTGTTCGGTCTCCGCCGTTGGCAAAAACAATAAGATCCTGTGGGTAACTTTGTCGAACCATCCAGAGTGCATGTTTTGCTGATCCGTCAGCATCATTGAAGTCTATGACAAAATCTACTCCTACAATATTACGTACAATTTCTGCACGTTCTTTGTAGGGTAAGAAAGGAGCTCCTTTCTTACGGGTTAACCATGCATCTGAGTTAACCCCAACAACAAGGATATCACCTAATTGTTTAGCTGAGTTGAAGTAGGCAATATGCCCAGAATGAAGGGGATCAAATCCCCCTGTGATTAGTACAATGCGTTTCATGCAGATATTTATCTGCGTATATTATACCGTATTTAAAGACTGGCGTCTTCTAGACCCGACACTCGTAGTTTAACAATGTTACTTAAATGCCATTGTTTCTGATCAAGTGCTTTGATAATACCTAACCACTTGTTGCGAAGTAGGGCGAAATCGTTGATAATCTTTTCAAAATCTACAACGTCAGCTTCACCTTCTACAAACTTTTCACAGTCTCTAGAAGATAAAGCTCGTTGATAGTTTTCTAAATACTTGCGAAAATGCTGACTACGAAGTCTACGAAGTTCAATGTTTAAGTACTCAAGGATACCTTCAATTTCTTGAAGTTGATTAAAGCGTTCTTCCACGATGCCAGGCATTTGCGAACTTGCCTTCTCGATGTTACCCGCTATGCGGACATCTTGTTTTGCTTCGATTAACTCAGCTTCATAATAGGCCGCAGCATCTGGAATGTTGCTTATATCTTTACTAACCTTGTCGTACCAATTCATTTATTCCTCTTCGTCGTAGCTGTCTACATCTTCTTCGATTTCTTCACCGTCGATAGCATATGTGATAGCTTCGTCGAGAAAAGGATCGACTCCTTGCAGACTGTCTAACACACTTTCTTTGATGCCGTAGTCCAGCAATGTGTTTACAAAATCGGTAGCTACATCTGGTCTGTGTTTTTCAGGAATGTGTCCAATTACCACGTGCCATAAGTCAGCAATTAAATCTTCTTTCATTCAGTAATCTCCGTTTCAGGTTCAACAATAGTAGTTATCTCTGAAGCGGAAATTTCACCGTGTTTAGAAATGTCTTCCATGGCGATGTCTAGACCGTCTTTCTCATTGCGTTCCCAGGCTTTGCGGAACTGCTTGATGATTTCACCGTCTTTGGTAGTATATACAAGACTGTTACCTTCTTTCTTTAGCATGCCTTTGGCTTCGAACAAGTCGACTAATCCGCTATATGGACTCATACCTGTTTCATAAGGAATTTCAACCTGCACACTTTCAAACGGCTTTGCGTAACGTGTTTTCATAATCTTACAGGCTGCACGAATACCTTGCACAGTTGTAGTCTTATTACCATCTGCATCAAGTTTCAACTTTAATTTACGCATGGCAACAACAATTGAACTTGCGTAGATGAATCCTTGTCCGCCACTGATCTTGTCATCTGGATCGAACATGTCTTGACTTGCGTATGTGTGGTTAGTACATACCATACCAATATTGTAAGCCCCAAACATGTTAACACAGTTACGAACTAGTGCTGTGAGTGCTTTAGGCTTACGACCCATGTCACCTTTCATATCCCCAGCCTGGAACTGGTTAACATCTGTGGGAGTCAGTAACATGCCCAATGAATCTATGATAAACAAGATCTTAGGACGATCTGCTTCATCCATCGTTTTGTACTCTGCGATGAACTCCGTGATAGTCTTTGCCACATCGTCGATCATTGCCATGTTAAGTTTCAATAACTTATCTGGACTTGTATCAACACCAAGTGCGTGTAGCCATTTTTCATCAAGTGCATTTTCTGTATCAATCAAGATAGGATAGATACCTTGTGCTTGGGCGTTCTTGACTAGGTTCCCTGAACAGATAAAACTCTTACCTGCGCCACTCTCACCCGCAAATACAGTAACCTTGCCTAGTGGAATGCCTCGATCAAAATATCCGCTGATAAGATAGTTTAATGCGTAGTTGTTTGTACTAACCCAATCTGTTGGGTCGTTAAAGCCAATACTTAAACCATCAATCGATTTAGTTATTGACTTTCTAAATTTAGAAATATCAAATGCTTTTGCCATTATAGATCACCCTTTGATAGTTTCTTTGGACCCACAACGATGTCTTCACGACCGATTGCTTTTAACCATGTGTTTAATCTGTTAATTATAACAGAATCGTCCTTGGGGTTGTCAAATCTAACATCGATATCGGCAACAGTATCCCCGGTTTGATCTTCTCTACTGTTAAAACTCAGAGAGAAGTTTTCATTAATTTTTTGTGTTCTTGCCATTATTTTTTACCCTGTTGAGAAATAGAGTGTGAGTTGCCCCACACTCTATGTTTAGTCTTACTGCTTCTGACGATTGCGAATCATGGCAAGGATGTCTTGCGCACGACTGTTGTCACCTGCGGGTGCTGCGGCAGCTGGAGCAGCGATTGCCGCTGGTGCTGGTGTATCGTCAATGTGTTCATCAACTGGAGCAGCGGCTGTTCTCGCAGCTGGCTTGTTAGGATCACCAGTGGCTTGACTCATACCTGCTGGTTTGAAATATTGACCCCAACGATCCATGTCGTAGGCTTCACCATCTACGGAAGCTTCAAACATTTCTTTCATGACCTTGAGTTCTACATCAGTGGGTTTCTTTGGTAAGAATCCGCTGAGATCAAACAGACCATTTGCTGTTACTGCTGATGATTCAACATCTGTCAGCGAACGCTCACGTCGGCTCCACTTTGAAGTAGAGTAGTCAGCAAAGCCACCTTTTGATGTCTTGGCAATACGGAAGTCTAGACCTTTCAAGAAGTCTGTTGGCAACTCATCCAATTCTGGATCCATCAATGCGCTACGGATGATAGCGTAAATCTGAGGTCCGATGATAAATCTACGGATAGGATTGTCTGGAAGTTTGTCTTCCTTGAGTGGATCTTCAACCACAAAGCCTTGAAAAATGTATGAACGCTTTTTCCAATACTTACGACCCATTTCCTCAAGTGATTTGTCTTTGAACCAACCACGTACTTCAGATAGGATCGGACATGCTGTGCCATCGTTGTACATTTCCACACATGGAACCTGTACCTGCACTGATCTGCTGTCTGTTTCGCCCTTGATGCCAGCGAATGGCAATTTGATCATTGCACGTTCTACCCAGAAGAATGTGTTGTTGGGATTGCCATCAGGTAAGAAACGTACGACAGCTTCTTTGCCTTCTTGCATGTTCCAATGTGGGTAAATTGCATTGTCTCCACCGCCGGTGGATTGTCCTGTGGACTTTGATTGTGCTTCTTGAAGTTTCGCACGGATTTCTGATAGTGTTGCCATTTTAAATGCCTCCTTGTGTTATGCCTAAAATGTTTATATGCCTTATGCACATGTTTTATTATGCGCTTTTTATTTATCAAGGTCAACGATTATCTGCGTATTTTTTGATTTTATTTTGCCAAAAGAAAAAGTGGGTCATGCCCACTTTTCCTTGTACTTGGCCATTGCCATTTGTCTAGCTAACCATAATCTAAACTTCACATAGTCCGATAGCTCATCACTCTGAACTACCTTACCAAACTCTTGACTACGTCGATTACGGCCAAAAGTGACCTCATCGTCTATTATGAGGTCACTGTCTTCTAAGTCAAACTTACTTTGCTGGAACTGCGGCTGGCTTTGCGTCTGTTTTAGGTGCGTCCTTCTTTGCACCGTCACTTTTTGCAGGCTTTTTCTCGTCCTTCTTGACTTCAGCTTTGGCCGGAGCGGCTGCTGGAGTAGCAGGTGCTTTAGCTGGCTCAGCAGCGAACACAGTTGCGGCAAACATTGCGGCGATTAGAGTTGCGATTGTTTTCATTTTATTTCCTTTAGGTTAGTTTGAAACAAGTACCAGTCTATAACAGTTACAGTTAGCATCAAGAATTTGTTCATAATGATAACCATACGGCACAGATGGTTGGGTGTTAGGATACACTATGATTGGCGGCTGCTGTACTATCACGGGCTGTGGTCTTGTGATCACATATCCCAGTACGCCTCCTATCACAAGCGGTGCAACCCAATCGGATCGATTGTAATAACCATGATTCTGACCATGATGATTCCAGTGATTCGGATTTGCCTGGCTTGTCCCACTTACCAATATCAAACTCGCAAGTGTTAAGGTTTTTAGCAGTTTCATACATAATGTCTCCTAGCATATATATACAACGCTTTAGAGACAGGTTCCGTTGACACACAATTTAGCCAAAAAGAAAGGGCACCTAAGTGCCCAATCTAACTGCGACGAAACTTGTTAGTAGCCTGCTAGTTCTCTAATACGAGCCAATTCTGCAATCTGTGGATCTTGTTGTTGTGGTGCCATTCTTTCTACCATTTTACGAGCAACATGTTCTGCCTGTTCGCCAAACTTTTTGCCTACCATAGTGCATACACCTTCTGGGCCTTTGGGAAATGTACCTGAATCTCTGTCATAGAAACTATGCAGGAATTCTGCTAGCTCTTCGGTGTTTAATCTTTCTTTTCGTTTTTCAAAATCACGTTTTGGCTTGTCATCTTTGTATTCTACATCTTTCATGGTCAGCGGTGGTTCACCTGCTTTTTTTCTATCTACTGCTGGTCTTTCGTAGTCTCTTGGATTATCAGGATCCACAGCTTCTTGCGGTACTGGTTCTTCTGCAGGCACAACCGCTGCTGCTGGATCAACCGGTGCTGGATCAACCGGTGCTGGTTCCGCTTCCGGGGCAGTTTGGTCGCCTCCTTGAGCTGCTTCCGGGTCATCCACCATGTCGCCAAAATCCAACTGCTCTAGTGCTTCGGGTGCATTAAATTCCAACCAATCTTTGACCAATGGTCTCACACATGCATCTGGATCTTCTGCTGCCTGTTCTTTGATTCGCTTGTATAGTTCTGGATCTTCAATCAATCCTTTGAGGCTTTCGATAGCATTAGTGCCGTCAACTCCTGCTGGGAAATGTTGTCCTACTAGTTCTTGTAGACTTTGTAATGCTGCCTGTTGTTGTTCGGGGTCTTCACTGGTCACTGCACTATCTTCGCCTAGGCCCATGACCCAGTTTTCAAATTGAGCAAATGGGTCATTGTCTTCTGTTTCAACCGTTAG